CTGCGCTTGCGGCTGGACCGAAGCACCCAACCGTGCACGCGCCTCCAGTTCTGCGGCGCTGACATATCCCCCACTGAGAAGAAAGCCACGTTGCAGCGGCTCAACACCGCTCGCAGTGCGAACTCCCACAGCCACCAGGTCTTTCCCCTCTTCTCCGGCGCTTGTATCCCAATGAAGCTATCGCGTTCCACCGGGCCGATCAATTCTCCCACTGCGCCAGGGAACCGGAACAGCACGTCGCCGTCTGCAAATATAAGATCAATTTGATCATCCGATAGGTTAAACGGATCTGACCAACTGATGCCTTCCCTCGCCACCGGCTTGAAACCAGCCAGGGCCAGTTCTGCTTCTTCCACATCTTCCGTGCTGGCCAGGGCCACCAGATCCTCCCCCAGCGCCAACAGCGCCCTGCTACGCATCAAGCGCTCCATCTGTTGCAGCAGGTAGCGGTGGTTCAGGTTGGGGTTGGAAATATACTCATTGGACAGATCGGACAGGATGGATTCTATCTCTGGCGCAGCAGCATCTGGCACCTCACCGGATCGGCGCTTGCTTTCATATATGTCCTGCAAATGCCTTCCAGGCACCGTTCCATATTCTTCCCAATACCGCACACACCACTGCGCGGCAGTCTTCAAAGCCGGTACGCGGAACAGGTCCGGCCGGAACAATGCAGCGGCTTCTGCCAAGAACTCTGCACTGACCACCATTCCTACCACAATGCGACGTTCCAGACTGGCATCGAACTTCCTGACCTGATAATCCATTAGCAATCCTCAGAAGAATGAAACGTGCTCAAGAATCGTTTCCATAGAGGTCCATTGGGGGGTTCGATCTTGGAACCGGGTTTGAGTTCGTTCTGCTCTTGCAGCCAACGGGCCATCATTCGTCCAAAGCCTTCCAGTCCTCCAGACAAATGCGCCAGTAGAGGATTGTCCTTCAACAGTTTATTATACTGCTGAGACATTTTTTCAGCTACCGTGGGCCATATGTCTATTCCAGCTGAACGCATAGGAGCCGCCACCGTCTGAGCTTGCGGTCCCACAGATTCCCACGTCCGGCTGTCTTGACTAGTCCGCAATCGTTGCGGACATATACGACATCTGGCATAAGCCAACATGGATATACCACTGCGTGGATTGTATATAGCCAATTGCATAGGCATCCGGCTCAACCAGGAATTCGGTCCCGGCCAGTTGCCTGGTTCCGTGGACATGCTCAATATACGGATGGAACGCTTGATTTCATTGCGGCTCCAAGATTGAGTCAGTATCTTTTCGGATATACCATGACGAGCAATCCACTGGGCATCCCAAAACTGTTTTTTGGGCCAACCGGTCTTTATCAATTTTTCAACGGCCTCATGACTGCGTTGATATACTTTGGTTTGCGGATTCCAATGTTTGACCAGGCCTTTTTGACTGTTCCAATATTCCACCCATATACTAAGTTGAACTTTGTTTACCATGGGCAACAATCCCTCGTTTTTTCTGGACAAGGTTTTGCGGTACAACGACACCGATGGAATGGGACTTTTGCGTCTGGTCAAGTTGATCCTCCTTTTTAGTGTTCACCAAAAACCCTTCCGGTTTTTTTATTCGTTCGTAATACTACGTATTACTCTCTCTAAAAAAACCTCTCCGTTTTTGGTACATCAACTTACAACTCGAACAAAATAGATGTCACTAGTTTTCATGTCAATCCCAGGTCTTTTTTCAACTCTTGAACCTGTCCAGAATCTAGCTGTCCTGGGTCCAGTCCATCTGGTAAAATTACCTGTTGAACTTCCATGCCAAAACCACTCATTTGCCAGGCCAGTTTTTCTCCAGCGGTTTTGCCCGCATCATCGCCATCTAGCATTACGATGAGGCGTCGAAACCTACACAACAAGATCCGCTGGGCCAACGACGATTGATCGCCGAATAGAGCTACGGCACCCGGTCCCCAACGCCACACATCGGCCGGACCTTCCATCACAACGACAGTATTGCTGCAAACTTTGTCCAAACCATACAACGTGTCATGGTGGTTTAACGAACGCCATTCCTTGGGCGCAGCCCGGTATTTGTCCGGCCGATGGCCAATGGTTCTGCCCACATAACAGACCAAACGGCGGGCCATGTAAATGGGCACAACGATGCGCCATCGCCAATTTTTGTCGGTTTCCGTGCCATCAGTACTGCTCAACGACCATTCGTTCACTAATTCGTCTGGATTAAATCCACGCTGTTCCAAGTACCTGCGATGGATCTTTCCCAGCGGTCCAGCAGAAGCAGGAAATCTGGTGCTTGGAAGGTTGTGTATGTAGGTAGATATGTCCTGGCCGACAATCGTGCCACCTTCGCTGCCTCCGGCAGTTTTCGCCACTATAAATTCGCGGGCCAGTGCCCACGCTCGGGCTTCCGAAGTCTTTAACAGTGCGGCCAATGCTAGCTTGACCGGTTTCCAGCCGCAACGCCAACAAAAAAAATGCCCACTGTGCAGGCAGTATCCCAGATGATAGTTCTGGGAACCGCTACACAGTGGGCAGTGAGTGTTGACCCATCCGGGCCGGTAGTGTTTGTTGCCAAAAGGCGCCGTGGGCAGCCGGAACTGCCTGCACAGCGCTTCCATGTCCAAGAGTTTTCTCATGCTGCACGTTTCCAAGCGATGTCGAAAGCGCGCTGGTCCAGCAGGTAGCCATCGCCGAACCAGGCAGAAGCCAGCCGATTGTCGGCCGACTGTCCCCTATTATACAACATCCATTCGTTGATGGCGTTGTAGGCATCCCACCAGGCCAGCTTATCGGCTTCGCGCACGCCCAGGCCACGGCCATTGAGTAGGACTTCCATGATTGCCTTTTCGCGGGGCGTTTCGTCTTCTGTCTGGAGCACTTCGCGGATATAGGCAGTGATGTCCTTCTTGTTGATACGTTTCTTGGCCAGCAGTCGGTATTGTTCCATGGTAGCTTCGAAGCGGCCCACTGCCACATTCATCGTGTCGCGGAGCAAGTCGAGATTGGCCTTCAATCCACCACGGTGGTACAATCGTACCAGCTGACTTTTTTCGCCGGTTTCTGCCATGCTTAGCGTGTTATTACACACCACCCGCACAGGCGTGAATCCCATCCTCACGGCCTGTGAAGCATCGTGGCTGTTGCTCAGCAGGACATAGGGTTTGATTTTGTCGCCGTCTTTGACTTCCTGTTCGGAAGTTGAATTGACCTTAGCGAGGATCCAGACCTTTTTTCCGTTGAACAGACTTCCAGCCGTTTCCAGTGATATAGTGCCGTCTTCCACCAGCGGCCGGAAGACTTCGAATGCTTCCGCATTTTGAAGCACTTCATATTTGGAAGACACCAGCGTGAACAACTCACCAGTATCTTCTCGTTGCAAGGCCACGTGGCTTTCGATGGGCAGCTTGCCGCGTACTACTTGACCGGGTACGGCCGGTTGATTGGCCCAAAGGGGCAATCGGCGCACCGTCCAGTTCAGTCCGCTGATTTGAAGAGCTTCGTCAATTCCCGGCGCATTCGGAAGAATGCGGCCCAAACCGTGCCAGGGAGTGGTGACGACGCTGAACATGTTGTCGTTTTCCATGATTTGATGGCTCATAATGTCCTCCTTGTCTCATTGATTATGCGGTTGATGATATCGGCCACAATAAGGTGTCCCCAAGCATCTCAAGATAGAAGATCACGCACTTGTTCACATGCTTTCCTGAACCGATAAGTGGTCCAGCCACGGTCTTGCCGCAACTGTCGCTGGAGGCCGCGCAGGACATTTCCGTCATGTCCTTGCGCAACTTTCCGTGGCGTGTGAAGAGCCAGGTTGGCCAACAATCGGCTGTCTTCCGGCAATTTGGCAATCTGGTCGCGGAAGATCGCTTGACGTTCTGGATTGGAACTGTCTGCAGCCGGGATTTGCGACGGTTCCAAGCAACTGGCCTGGATGCCATCGTATTTCATGCGGGTTTTGTACTTAGCCATTTCTGTCTTGAAAGTGTTCCGAATGGCATGAACGATGAGGGTGGACAGCTGGCCCCTGTTCGGGTTCCATCTCCTTTCTGCTTCCACCGCTGCCAGGCTGGCTATGCCCAACCGTTCATCGAAGTCCATGCCGGTCCACCGCGCACGGTGGACTTCTTTGTAAATCAGGTTCATTTCCATTGGGGTTTCTCCTTGTAGGTTGGGATTTGCGGCAAACGGGACTTTTAGTCTATACCTTATTTTTTAATTTTCCGAAAGACTTTTTTAGGCCTGAGCCTGTTCCATATACCGCTTGAGTAATTCGGACAACAGGCTGTCTTGATCTGTTTCGAAACCATCCAGAACAGCATCGAGGACTTTCTGCTTTTTGTCCAGCAGAGCCGCAATTTCTTCTTCCACAGTATCGGCTGCCACCAGATAGTAAACATTGACGGATTTGGTCTGGCCGATTCGGTGGGGCCGATCTTCAGCCTGGACGTGCTCACCGGGCGTCCATCCCAGTTCCAAGAAAACCACGGCTGATGCTTCGGTCAATGTCAATCCGACGCCGGCTGCTTTGATGTTGCCAACGAACAACCGGCAGGTTTCATCGTTCTGAAAACGATCTACTGCAGCTTGACGGGCTTCCTGACTATCACGGCCGTCTACCTTGACCGGCCGGAAGTCTTTCAGGTCTTCCATTAGCTTGTCGATGGCTTCGTGGTGTACGGCAAACACAATTATCTTGCCGTTGCTTTCCAAAGAATCTTTCAGCCAGTCTGTGGCAGCCTTCCATTTGCCCCGTGCGGCCAGTCGTTTCAAGGCCTGGAATTGAACCAAGGTTTCTGCTCGTTGAGCAGCCGAAACCTTGGATGGATCAACGGATTTCAACCAGGTAATGAAGTTGGACCGGGCTGCCGCATAATCTTTGACGACTTCACTGCTCATTTCCATGGGAAGAGCCGAACGCTGCTTGGCAGGCAGATCTTTCAACACATCGCTTTTCAACCGTCGAATCATCACCGTGCTGGTCAGCAGCTGGTGCAGTTCTTCCGTGTTGCTGCTTCCTGTAAAATCCCAGCCGAAACCGTTGTGACGCGCTCCGCAATACCGATAGGCAAAAGTCATCCAGGCTGGGATCTGCTTAGGCGCTAATGTCTTGATCACTGGATATACTTCTGCCGGCCGATTCAGGATGGGCGTGCCGGACAACGCAATGATATAAGGCACGCTGCTCATACCGGGGTGCTTGGTTCCTGAGCCCAAGACTGCTTTTGTTCTTTGGGCAGATCGATTTTTGAGATAGTGGCATTCATCCAGGATCATCGTCTGAATACCGGCCGACATCAGGTCTCCCAACCTAACAGCCATGATGTCATAGTTGATGATGTATATATCGGCCGGAGGAAGACGTTCTGACTTTTTTCCACTGATGATATAACGTCGAAGATTGGGGCAAGCAACAGCAGCTTCGCGGTCCCAATTCAACTTCAACGATGCGGGACAAATTACTAATGCCGGCAGTTTGTCTGGATTGGCGTGGATATAGGCCAATGCCTGGATAGTTTTACCCAGGCCCATTTCATCCCCAATCAGCGCCCTGCCCTCCTTTTCCACCAAGAATTCCAATCCCTGCCGTTGGAAGGGCATCAGCTGTCGGCCGAAGCCCGTCAGGTCAATGGCTGCGCGTTTGGGTTTCGGTTTTTCTTCCTTCAGGACTTTCGGTGCCGTCATTCCTATGGATTCCAATGCTTTGACGGCTTCGGCCGACTGCGGCAAGATCCACAACTTTCGCCCAGCATCCCAACGGCGGCCAGGCACTATGCGCATCGCAGACACCTTAGCCGGGTCATAAGGAAACCGCACTTCAAATTTGTCCCCGACAGCAACGACTCCGGCAGCAGTGTCCGGTTTCTTGAGTTTGGGGTGGTCGGCCGGCACTTCCAGGTCAGGTGCATCTTCCTGATCAACGATGACGGCCTTGGGAAACCAGCTGTCCACCCGGCGTGCTGCTGCGATTCTGGTAGTCAGGGCTTCGATGTCGGCCGCAGACAATCCGTTCAACGCAATGTCCCGCAGATCCCAATTGCCCAAGCATTCCGGCCCAATCCCAAGTAGGATAGAACCAGGATGGGTCAATTGTCGTCCACAACGACAGCATTTGCCATAGGCTTTGGCTTTTTGCGGATCTGCGTGACCGTATAAATACACGGCTTTGGCGGTTTCTGCCAGTTGGGCCGCCCGGAACACAACGGGCATGTTTTCCCGACTGGCGAAACCGCCTGAAATGGTGTAGAAATGGGCTTTCATTCGTCCTCCTATCAACGAGTCATAACTTCCACAACGGCCGCAATCGCGGTAGTTTGTACAACTACTGGTGCGGCAGCCTGGGCACAACGGATGGCATCAACCCAACGCATCCCATTGTACATGAGTTGGATAGCGTCTCGTGCTGCCTCCGCAACGATATGAGCATCACGAATGTCCATGGGTAGCCTCCTTTGGATCTGAAGAGATATTGGCATATGCGTTGTTTCATAGGCATTTCCTCCGGTTTTGGGTTGCCTCATCGGTGGTATGGTTCCCGTCCATACCAGACCGGCCGGAAGATTGGCCGGTTTCGGCGGTTACTTTCCAGTCATGATTCGGATTGCCAAGGCATATACTGCCAGCAGCAGACACGGTCCGAAAGTAAACAGGCCAACGAATATAAGACCGGCTCTCAGTTCTTCCGTCATGGCTATCTTCCTCCATTGATGAAAAAAGGTTTGTCCGTGTCAACCCAGTAATATCCAGCATCTGTGCCTCGTTCGATCAGGTCGCGTGCTTCATATCCTGCTTTTCCGTACCAGCGGGACGATTGCGCACGGTTGCTGACGAGCTTGCCGTCGATCTTGGTACAGTATTCCAGCCATTGCTGGTGTCCGGTTGGCGTTTCAAATCCGTGGAGCCAGTTGTGCCAGCAGGCGTCCACTGTTCGAAGTTCATCTCGCACCCAACGGGGCAAACCTTTCGGAAGATCGTTCATCAGTTTGATGTATTCGTCCAGGATCTCTTGGTGCGTTTTCTTGAAGTGAATTGCCTGCCGATGGATTTCGGTCAGGCGTTCCATGGCCCGTTTCTTTTCCTTCAGTGCGCGTTCGATTCTCATTAAATCCTCCTTGTTATTATACCGTTCATCTGGATTTGACTATGGAAATCTGGAACTCACCAGCCACTTTTCCAACGCGGCTTGGTTCTTGAAGATCTTTCGAAATGAGGAAGACTTCAGTCCCTTGACTCCGTAGACTTCAATTTTTTCGTTCTTCGGTTTCATCGGCTTGCTTCCCCTTTCCATTCT